CCTTTGATTTAACATCAGATCTTCCATGTAGCCCAGCTAACCTAAGAGCATCAACTGCATCTGCTTTTGTTGATATAGGATATTTCCTGCCTTTACCAGCAAAATCCTTAGATTTAACTGAAGGATATGCTTTTGTTTTATTTTTACCTTTTGGGTATCTATCTTTAGAACCTTTTAAATTCTTTTTAGCCATAATTTATTATCTATAAAATATTCTGTATTTTGTATTAATATAAGGAACTGTAAATCTATTGTCATTAGTATTATTATAAGTAAAATCTAATACTAAAAAATGATCCCTCATTCTAGATTTAAATAGATTACTATTACCTAAATTACTATTATCAAATATATCTGGATTGGTTTCAGGATCCTCAGTAACATCGTTCCTAGCAATATGAAATGACCACATTCCTTTTTTTCTAGATATATTATCACCAAAAACAAGAGGTATTTCATCTGTATTTTGATAACTATCGTAAGCCTTATATGATTCAAAAGTATCTGTAAAATCAAGTACGCCCGAATTATTATATGAATATGATGGATAATTAATACCGTCAAATACTTTCATATGATCCATATCAGAATTAACTAATATTAATAAAGTACTGTCATTATATATGCCATAAAATGTACCGTAATTAGAATTAGATGTTCCATGCATATATAGATGGTCATTATTTCCTGATGATATGATTTTATCACGAACCCTAAAATACCTAGATGGTAAATACGTATAGAATCCTGTAAAGGAATCTGTTAATTCATTATACACTAATGTAGTACCATTTGCATTGCCTTCAAATAAACTTATTAATATTTCATCATATTTAGGGTCATATTCAATTATAGCATTATCAAAATCACCATCATTTAAATAAGATTGTACCCCTTTTAATTTAGACAGCCTTTCAATATATTCACCATTATATCTAGCTATAGTATTTAATATAGAATCGTACCAATATATACCCCTAGGAGCATTTACTATATTAAATGTATTAGAGTTACCTATATTAGTAGACAAATAATCAAATCTAGTTAGTACAGATCCAGTACCTAATACCAGTGAACCTGGATTATTATCTGTAATAAGTGATCTAGGATCAACATTTGTAAGTCCTACAGCACTAGGTTGCCAAAATAACAGATTATTATTATAATTCATAATATTTGTTATTTCACCATAACCACCATCTACGTCTATAAAATTATTTGGTAAAAACTTTAACCAACTGTCTGAAGATTCCCCATTAAATTTTCTTTCAGAAACTATTATTCTAGTATTAAAAGTACTTAATTCTTGAAAATCATCACCAGCAGGTCTAGGAAAATATTTTTTAACTGTATTTTCTTGCGAATATACTGTATTATATTGATATAATGCAGAGTACCCAATATCTGGATCGCCACCTTCTGTGATATTTTGATAAGAATCATAATCTATAGTACGATATACTTTAGAAAAACAGTCATCATGTCTTAAAGATAAATTAATTGAAGATTCTACAGGAAATATAAAATTAAGAAATACACAATTGTCATCCCTACTATAATATAATGCAGTATGATCATACATATTTATAAACGTATCGCCATGTACAGCATTACAATAAGTAGTTTCTAACGACCCTGGTATATCCTGTACTTCACTAGCGCTTATATATTCAATATTAGATCTAGAAAAATAATCAGGACCGCCATATTGAGATTCAAATATATGACGTCTATATATTCCATATTTTATCATATTATAACTTCTTTGACCACTAGATGGTAAATGTTCTAATAAATCTTCAGCAACATCTAACATTAAAGCAGTGCTCATCCCAGCTCGTTCGCCGTTATAGGCATAATCTGTGTAAAAGGTATTACCATTTATATTATTAGATTCTGTAGCATTTAAATAACTTAATATTTTGCCATCTAATACACTTAAATTATTATAAGAATAACTAGAGTCACTGTAAGAAATTCCATAAGAACTTCTGTATTTCGCATTAAAATCCTCTCCATTTGCCCCATTTGGGTCTAATCCTTTTAATAAAGTCCCACCTAATTCATGTAATTCTAAATAATCATTATTAATAGGTGAAAAATCTTTATAAAAAGATATTTCTGGAGATATGAATTCTACAAGATTAGATTTTGCCTCTATTGTATCTACTTCAGTAGCATGATATGGTTGCATAGCATCGGTTATTTCCTCGCCTGCTCTATGTCCTGTTGGTCTAACTAATCCACTTAATATAACCGTTCTATCTTGAGGAGTCCTTTCTGCCCTAACTATTTTATAAGCCGTAGCACCATCTGGATAATTTCTAATTTCAAATTTGGGGAATAGTGCTTTAGTTTTTGAACCATTACTAGGATCTGCATTTCCAACATACCAATCGCCCATAGATGGAGTAGATGATTCGCTACCATCATTTATACCAGGCATTCTTATATCACCTATCCACTTAACTGTAGACTCCCTACCAAATTTATCAAAAAATACTATACCAAATCTATATATTTCATCTCTTTGATAACTTCTATGCTCTGCAGTATTTTGAGGATTAAAGTAACCATTATATCCCCCTATATCTTCTACAAGATTATTAGAATCAAAATTGGTATATACTCTAAAACTTTCAGGTGCTTCATCTATATATAATTCCTCAAAATCAAATGTATAAGAAATATTTTTACCTGTACCGCCTAAATTACCAGATGCACCATATTTAAAATTACCTAAATAATCACTCCTAGTATCAGTATCTTCAGCTGCTCTCCTACTACCATCATATTCTGTTACATTATATAAATTTTCTAAATCTGCATTTTCAGGTATATTCCAATCAGTACCACTTGTTATAGGAGTTCCATCGTATTCTACTTTATCCCAAGTACCATCTGTATATACAAAATAAACATCGCCATTAGATTCTACTAATCTAGCCTTAGCTGGAATTTCAGTAGTTTCCATACTAGCAGATGTATATGTATAAGAAATATCCACATTGGATAATGTAGCACTTAACAAACCATCTGGTTCTGGCATTCCTGATGATGAAATATCACCATCTACATTAACAACAAATGAGAGTGTTCCAGTTGCACTATTATAAAATATAGAAGTATATGTTATAGAACTTCCAGAAAAAGAAAAGGGCTCTGCGCCTAATCCATCGTATTCACCATAAAAACTAGTACTAGAATCATGATTAGATACTCCAGTAATATTGGTTAAATTAGAAATACCCATGACAGAACCAATATTTTGTATAGTAATTTCTACAGAACTATTAGATTCTATAATCATAGTAACAGCACCATCTGATAAATTAAAAGTTTCTATAGAAGTATCTGATACTGTTGTAGTTGTAGTAGTAGTTTCTTGTCCACCTTTAGTAAACCTATAAGCTCTAGCATCATAATCTTCCACATCAAAATTATTCTGTTTTATATTTGCTATAAATAAGAAGTTTTTAGCAGCTGCTATATCTTTAGCTTTATATAAACCACTAATTGCTGTAAATTCCTCTAAAGAATATGATCCCACATAGCCTGATCCATTATCTGTAAATAGTACAGTACCTGAACTACTAATTCCTTGTTCTGTAACTATATTAATAACCGGTACTTGATTATAACTCTCATAATGTATAGATACTATTCTAACACTGTCATACTCTGAATCGCTTAAATCTATTTCAAATGATAAAGATTTACCTGTATATTCTCCTTCTGGAGATCCCTTATATTCACTTGAAGTAGCTCTAGATTCAGAAGAGCTAGTTATATGATATAATCCTGTAGCAGGTGCAAAAGAAGTTTCTGACCCGCTCCTATTATATAATTGGTACGAATACTGAACCATACCAGCTTTAAGATTACCACCACCTATACCCGTTAATTTCAAATTTGCCATATCAAATTCGGATACAGTATTGAAATATTTAGCGCTTACATATATATTATCAGCACTTCTTACTTCTTTATCACTAGTTAAATATTCGCCTATATTAGCATATCTAAGATAATTATTATAATCTACCCAATATATCTTTTCTATATTATCATTTTCTTTTCTAGCTACTACTTTTAGAGTATGATCCAAAGATAAATTCATTTTATTTTCAGTATCCTTACCCAGATCACTCCAAAGTAATTCCATATTAGTAACTTCTTCATCTATTATGGTAGCTCTAAATATTCTTGTAGTATTTGAATTATCATTATAAGTAAAAAATATTAAATAATTATCTAAAGAAGCACCACCTACTATAACTTGATCAAGATCTATAGATCCATTTATTTCAATAGGGTAATTACTTCTATTATATATTTCACTGTTTCCCTTAACATTTTCTAAAATACCTATAGTACTATTCTCGCTAGTAGATATTCTAAAATTTTTAGCATCTCTATAAGATTCTTTAGGCATGTAAAGATTACTAATATCTTTATTCATCCCTTTGGAAAAAGTGTTTTTATGTACTTTTGTAGGCATATTATGTATGTCTTATATGTTCTTGTTGATTCAAATATTGATAAAAACTATTACCAGCATTTACAGGTGGAACTAATCTAAGCCAAGTATCTTTAAATGATTCTATCTCATCTAATGATTTAAAACTCAATGATTTGTTATAAGCCTGCTTAACATAAAAATTCCATGAGCTTTTAGCATCATAATACACAGCATCTCTGACTCTACCCATACGCCAATCTATATATGTTAACTTAGTAACTATATACCAATAGGCGGCTTCAATAAATGATGGATCATCAGGTATCATAGGATACCCATATTTATCTGTAGGAATTGCCCTGTAAGCAATCATAAGATAGCCATTTTTAGCATTGGTCTTTATGTAGCCAGGAACTATTTTATACTCTAATTGATAAGGATTAACCGTACCACCAGAAGTTGTTGTATTAGGAAACTTATCTTCTCTTAATAAGTTATTAAGTAATGACTTAAGTTCTTCTTCAGTATTTAATTTTTCCAAAGCTTCATCATAAGTTATATCATAAAGTTCCATTGTTAAACGTACTAAATCATCAGTACCCTTAACATAAGTTGGTACGTTATTATCAGTATTGTAAGTATCTTCAATTTCACTAGTTAATTGATGTCTAGTAGAAAAACTACCAGTAGCATATTTCATAGGATAGAATTGTTTAGAATACTTATTATCTGCATAAGCTACTTGAATAACACTGTGACAATCTTTAGGTAAATTAGCTTGATAGTTATTTATACTTGTAAGTTCTAAACCATCCTTACCTGTTATCTTAATGTTATAAAATTCAAAAGCGCCTATCTTTTCAACAGCTTCTGCGCACCATTCCATCATATCTGTAATAGGTATATTATCTTCTGTAATACCTAAATCAGCATATACTTTTGCTATTACTCTATGACATGATATTAAGTGATTTACCATTTTATTTAATTTTCAAAATAATCTATAATATTGTTTTTTATATTATAAGCTAAATTACGCTTATTTGACCTAGTTGGTATAAATCTATAAAAGCTTTTATGAGGCACAACACTTTTAAGTTTATCCCACTTAAACATGTATTTATAGCCTTCACTATGTTCATTTAAATGAAATATAGGTTTGCCATATTTTTGTGTCAATTTAAAATCTAAAGAGTATCTTTTATTCCTACTTAAACTAGAATCTAATTTTACTACTCTAAGATCTCCTAATCTATAAGGCATTTTAAATACATCCGCTTTGTTTATAATATTATCCGCTACTATTTTAATATAATCTTTTACTATATTTAAGTATTCTTCATATTCAATATGATAAGGACTATTTTCCGCTTTATCAGATATATAGTCCTCATAACAATCTTTTAATGTATACGGATTTTGTACTTTATTTCTACCTCTGCCGTAAAATGCCATTATCTTCTAAGGTTTTGATTGTATTTAACATCTTCAGTATTTGGCGAAACGCCGTGATTTGAATCATTTTTATCATCAGAGAATGATTGAGCTTCTATACCTAATTCTTTACTTAATATAAGTTGTTTAAGTGTGACTACTTTATCTATAGGTAATGGATAATTACTTCTATAATCTTCATCATTAAAAGATTCTATCTCTAAAGGATTTTCAAATACTCCTCTAAGATTTATATATTCTAATAATTCATTATTGTGAACATATAGATATTGATTTCTTAAAAAAGCTATTTTATCCTTACCAGTATATTTTCTATGTTTTTGTAATTGAAACCTATTATAAGGAACTAATTGTATTTGATCCCCTAATATAGTACCTACATAAACTATCCCAGGTTTATGATTTAAATCTAAAGTTTTAGGCAACTGCTCTAAAGTTCTAGTTATATAAGAACCTGATTCAACATCATTATCTTCAGATGTTTGCACCATTTCTAATTGAAGATCTGATATTTCTTGTACATAATCAGGATTAATCATTTTATTTTTATCTAAATCTCTCTTCAATAAAAATGCCCTATACTGATGTACCCAATCTTCTAACTGCCTTTTAGATATAGGCTCACTTTGACTTACACTAGATCCTCTAATTATAAGTAATAAATCCTGTACTATTTTATCTAAACTTACTCCCATTGTATTGCTATATTTGATGTTATTGTAGATTTTGGATCTTCATTATGTACTGTAGATTCATATTCATAAGGTAACCAAAATTTCCAATTAGGTAAAAATGTAACTCTGGTACCATCATTTTTAACTCTGTACCTATCTATTAATATATTTAAATTAGTTCTATATTTATAAGATATATCAGGCCTATTAACTTTTATATTATCTAAATTTGTAGCATCTATCTTTATAGTATCTATATCTATATGCCAGTGTTTAGTATCTATAGGTGAAAATTTTACATTTATATTCTCTAACTTATCTAATACTATAGTATCTAACATAGTTTCAGTACTATCAGAAGCTTCTAACCCAGTCATTATAATAGTCTCTAAATTATCTATTTCAATATTTAGATCTTTAACTATTTTATCCATTTTAATAAGCTTCTTTTCATAATCACTTAATAAATTTGAATCTTCTTTAAGTTTAGCTCTTGCCCTACGTAATTCACCTTTAGTAGCAAAATATAAATTAGATTGACTAACTAATTGTCCATTAACAATACGTAAAGCATTCTCCTTAGCTGTTATATTCTTATCAAGCCTTGTAATCTCTTTATTAGCCTCATTTAAGGCATAACTAGTACCAATTGTAGCTAATACAGCAACTATTAGTAAAATGTCTTTAAATCGCCTAAAATAGGCCTTTATTTTGTTTATCATAACATTATTATTTTTCAGATGGTCTATTAGTTTCGCCAAATATATATACATATACTGGAGAATTTAAAGCTGCTAATCCTATACCTAAATCTGATAAATCTACCCCCTTATATATACCTAGTATAAACATAAGAAAATTAATAGCCAATGAACTCACAGCTACTCTAAATCTCCTACTTTTTGGTATTTTCATCTTCTTCATATTTACTAAATTTTGTTTCCAAATCTGAAGCTACAGTTTCTATGTACACATACATTTTATAATTTTCCAACATGTAGAGTCTATTATTCATTGCGTCTTTAACAATTCTCCTTACAGATTTTTTATTGGGCATATTCTTCATAAATAGTTTTATCGTTTACTTTTTTAGCTCGTAGTATCTGATTCCTATTATTACCTATATTATAAGATACATGAACCCAACCTGGATTTTCATCAGTACCAAATTCATATATTAATTGATCAAAAGGTAAATTATCTTTGATGTAATCAAATATTTCTTTATTATTAGGAACACCCTTATAGCCATCGTTATCTAAATCTATAGCCGCCCCTTCATTTGCCATGTGCTGTGAATTATCCGCACCGCCGATTTCTTCATTTAACTTTTCAGACCTGAAAAAACTAGCTATATATATAGGACTACCACCTAAAGCTTTTCTTAAAGGTTCGAATATCACTTCGGCTAATAACCTCATGTTACGTAATTGTAAGTCATTAGGTTTGTTTTCTATGCCTTTTCTTTTAGCAGTATAACTATTTGTTGCTTCCTTATATGTTATATGATCAGATATTCTAGACATTGAACATTAATTTAAGTACAACAGATACGGCTACAGATGCTATAGTTCCTACAGTAGCGGCCGCACCCATCATTTTCCATTTAATTACATTTAGGTTAAACATATCTTTTTCAAGATCTTCAACTCTTTCTACTAAGCCTTTTCTATTATATTCAGTGCCTAATAAGTAATCTTTAATGTCTTGAACAGAACTTCCTAAATCGCTTATATCTTTTATTAGTTTTTTAAGTTGTTGAGTGGATATTTCTTCCATAGTAGTTTATTATCTATATATTTTTAAATAATTTATAGTTCTCGTTTTAAAATTACTGTGTTCAAATCAATCTCAAATAAATCCGCAGGTCTTAGGTTTCTGTAATACTTAACCGTCTCATCTTCTTTAGTCCTTTTTTCTCCTGCTTCTCCAATTTGTTCTTCCGTTGCAACTTCCTGATAAAGGTCAAGATAATCAGTGTGTTTATATCCTTTTGCTGCTGCTTTGCGGTTATATACTGATTTTAGTGCGCCAAGATATTGAAATAAATCCCTGTTAAACGGCTTATATCCATTGTCGTGCACCCATAAGACCATTTCATTAATCTTAGCGTAGTATTCTACATCATAGTTAGCTTTCAAGCTGTTAAGCTCTGTTTCGCTAATTGCAGATGTGTTTATACGTATTTCTATTCCTAATTTTCTGCTCATAATATTTTATTTTTTAGATTTACGGAATATAGCAGAGCCGCGCCCCGAAATACGCATACGTAGTCGACGCCGAGATATTCGAGTACAGGTAAGCGAACCCCGCAGTCGAGCTATTATGCGCAAGACCACCGCGAAGAACGGCACGCCAACCAGAGTTTAATCCTGGTGTATAGAAATAGTCGCAAAAATATGTTGCACTATTTCCGGCCGCTACTTTAGGTGTTATAATTCCATAGTTATCGTGATGAGCATATTGCAAATAACCGTTGCTTGTTGGCAGTTCGCTTCGTTTAGTATAATTACTTTCTGTCCCGTCATCAAAATTAGCAGGTGTTTCGCAGGTGTAAAAGTCGGATGTGGCGGCTCCATGATTAACAGAAGCACCGTCGCACAATTCCCAAATGTCGCCAAATGGATTTTCAACACCCCGGTACCTGTTTACTTTTACTACTTCGTCAACTCCTGCACCGCCAAAATTGTTAATTGTATAATCCGTTTCGCCACTATTGTTTCCTAAATTGTTCGATGAACCACAAGGAACAAGCGGATAATAACTATTAAAGTTACTCCAATCGGTTGAGTTTACAGTTGTTGTGCCATTGCCCAAACCGCCTTGTTTATACCCTTCGGCTGTAAGATCTGCAACAACTGCCTTTTGAGAGTTAAGCGTTGCAAATTCGATAAAAAACAACTCATATAATAACATCGAGTGTTTCCATGTAATTACATTCCACTTATATTCTTCGGAAACAATATTGCGGGCATAACTTCTAAAATCAATTAAAGAAGTGCGTGTTGCAGGCTTGCCCAATTGTGTTGCATCTGTACCGTCTAATGTATCGTCGTTATTGCCGCCGCGGTATTCGGCTGTATCATTAACAACTGACCACATCTTAATAGTTCCTGTTCTATTTAATGCGGCCTTATATGCTCCTACATAAAATTTATTTATCTTTTGGAAATCTGAATAATAATGCCAACTTATTAATTTGAAATAATGCCCATTACCTGTAAAATCAGTTTTACGATAATACTCTCCTACTTCATCCATCACATTACCATCTGCGCCAGTTAAATCGCTTGCTGTACCATCTGCTTTTTTGCTCCAATCATTCTCATCAAGATAATAATTAACCGAACCATCTGCATTTTGTAAACATCCTTTTATTTCTTCCTGAACTGGTAAAGATACATGATACTCCATTCTCCCTACTCTTTCCCTATCTGGGTCAGAATCATTCTCATTAATTAATATACCATAGTAGAATATTGAGCAATGATTAAGAATTTTACTTAAATTGTTACCTGTTAACTGACTTTCATATATAAATAGTTTGGTTCCGTCATAATTCATAAAGAATACTTCATCTAAAGTATCTCTAATCATTTGAACTTGTAATTTATAATAAGTAAAATCAGTTAATTTCCAATGATACCTCGTTGCTTCACTTGTATCATCATAATAAATATTAACATAAGGATAGTCGTAATATTCTGGCAGTCCGTAAGCATTGCCTACATAGCTGCCCTTATCAAATCTTGCATCTTCCAACACCGAAAAATCCCAAATAGTATCAAGTCCTATTCCGCTTACTTTGGGTATGCCTGTACCTATTGATGTGCGGAGGTATGTTGTTCCTTCTTCTTCGTAAGGTTGATTATAGACAATTACCTGAAGATCTTCTTTAGGATATTTATTTATATTATTACTAGTTACTAAACTATTACCTAAACCTAATTGCATAATTATTGAGTTATATAAGCTTTTAAATACCCTGAACCTGTAATAGTTATTGAACTACATACAATAGGTACAAACTCACCTTCGTTTAAAAAATCAGATAACTCTGTATCAGATGTTACAGCTGAACCGTTTATATACATTTCCTGTATTGGTTCTACTTTAATACTGTCAGGTTTTATAGCTCCTACTGAAATGCCATAAAAAGTACCTTCAATAGTATTAGCACCGCTAATAAAATGAATACCGCTGTTAGCAAACATTTTATTCTTTATTTCTCTATCCATTTTATGTTTCTTTAATAAAATTCACATTATAATGCGTACCGCATATTTTATTTATATGTGTAACAATGTCTTGCATCTCATCTCGCGTGAAAAAGTTTTCAGTGTTATCATCTGTTACACTTTCTTCTTCTAAATCATAGGATTCCATTATCTCCATATACGCAATTAATAGCTCTAAGTTAGTAATATCGTTGCAAATACCAGTTTTACCTATAGCTAAATAATTTGCTAATTTCTCACCTTTTTGAGACGCTATATATTGTATTTGTAATTTGTAATTGTCGAATTCTGCTTGAGTCATAATTATTTTTTATTTAAAGGATTTTCTTTACCTTCAAGAATCTCATTTACTTGCCCTACTACTAGCGTAGCATATAAAGATGATACTTTCTTTTGCAACCTAGTTAATTCTGAATTACCTAATTCTACTTCTTTATCAGCTTTTTCAATTTTCATAGCGATATTAAAATCTGATACTTTATTAGAGTCATCATTTTCCTTAATATCCGTTAAAGCTGCTTTAATTAGAATTGTTTTTAAACCCACTAGTTTATTTTTTTCATCAACTAGATTTGTACCATTAATTTGTTTAAGATTCTGTTCCAAGTTAATTTTCATAATATATAAATTTTTAATTGTTAAGACTAAATATAAATTTTTATTTTTTATAATTATTATTTAATCGGTTTACTATAATACTATACCACCCTCCTGAGTAATGACAACAGCAGTTGTTATTGCACTATCATCTAAATGTTCCAATGTGATATTTCCAAATCTCTCACGTTCATTTGTATTAACACTAACTGTTACAGTAAGTTTATTATAATCTGACTTATATGCAGTTATAAAATTACCAAATATACTTTTTATTTGCCATCTACCAGCTGTAGGTAAAGTAGTTACTGTTGAACTTTTTGTTGTTTTTCTACAAGTTACAGAAAATGAATTTGGACTTGCGGATATACTATAATCACTACCTGCATTATGACTGCCGTAATCTCTAAAGTTTAATAAACTATTTTTACTACCTTCATATGTGGGATTAAAATAATTATCATTTGCAGCTGCAAAACAAGCCACTAGATCATCTGTGGTTGGATTTACTTCATCCACTACATCCTGTAAATCAAATGTTGTTGTATTAGGTACTGCCATTTTTTATATTATTTTTTCTAATTTTTCAATTCTACTTTCTAAATTATTTATTTGTTTATCCTTTTCAGCCATTTTCATCAAAAGATAATCAATATAAGCTACTTGTTTATATCCCTCTTTATCCTCATATACTAATTCAGGATTATTTTTTTCAATTTCTTGTGCAATAATTCCATATCTTTTCCTTTTTTCATTATCATTTTTAAAATTAAATGAAATTATATCAGTACTATCGTTTAATTTATTAATATTCTCTTTTAATTTAATATCAGATGATAATATGAAGTTAGTTGCTGTAACTGTGCTTGTAAACCTACCATTACCACCAACATCTAATGTATAATCAGGATTAGTTTTATTAATACCTACATTACCCGTATCTCTTTCAATCGCTATCAATGAAGTATTGGCAACAATATTATCATCAATACTTAGATAATTATTTGCTGAATCAAATCTAATACCCATACCGTTATAATAAGGACTTGCACCACTTGTATTGTCTCCAAATAATATTTCTGAGCTTGTAGTATTTGAATTAGAACCAAA